AAGCCTAGGAGGCGATAGTGGCCACTAAATCAGAAGTATTAAAATTATTAAACGCCATTCCTGTAAGAACAGGAATAGAAAGAACTCAAAAGAAAACAAACATTTCTGCTGAAAAAAAATTTAGTAACGCTTTTGTTAAATATGCAGACGAAAAATTTAATGGTAACTTTAAAGCTGCTGCTGAATCTTTGGGAGAAAGTAGAGAAAAGATAAGAGGTATTTTTCAAAGAATATCTGAATTTGAAACAGGATCAAGAGCGGGTAATATTGCTAAAGGAATTACTATGCAAACAACTACTCGTACTCCTAAAGATGCAAGACTTTTAAAAGATGTTACCACAGATTTAAAATACAATAAAAATTTATTAAAAAAATTTGTAACTGATACCAATAAAAATAAATTTTATACACCAAAAGACATTGGCAATATTTTAAAAATTGATGTTAGTAATAAAAATAATTTAGATAATTTAGTGGCTGATTTAAAACGATTAAATGTTAGCACTACTGAAAAATCTAAACAACAAAAACTATATAAATTTGGTGATGCCGTAAATAAATTAACTAAAGGATATTTTAAAACTAAACTTGTAAAAGGAGATAGAAAAGCTGCAACAGAACGTTTACAGATAACTTCTAAACTCGACAAAGAATTAAATAATTTTATAAGTAATACTAATAATAGTTTTAGAAGAATTTCTAAAGATTTAAATATTTTTCAACCTAATGCTATGGAGGATGTGGGCCATCCTATGTCTGTAAAAATTACAGATAAATATCCAAAACTTTTAAAAAATTCTAATATTAATAAAATTTCTACTTTAGTTTTTCAAGATCCAGAAATAAATAGAAAAGTTCTAGAGGCCACAGGTTATGAATCTAAACACGATAAATTATTTAAAGAATTAAATAAATTTGTTGATAAAAAAATTACTCCAGAATCACAAACTAAAATTATAGATATTAAAAATGAAATGAACAAGCTTTATGACAAAGCTATTTTTGATATTAAAAAAATTAGTGGTAGCGGAACTACTTTATATAATCCTAGAACAAAAAAATATACTACAATCCAAGGGTCTTATTTTAGAGGACAAGAAAATAGATTACCTAAAATTGATATTAATGTTCCAAGTGTAGGTGATACTTTTAAATCAGAAAATTTATTTGCTGATATGTCTGTGGTAGATGACGACTACAGAGTAGGACAAGTTCATAAAATAAATCCTAATGCAAAAGTATTAAATGATTTAAGTGATGCTGAAAAAAATTTATTTAAAGAAAATTTTGTAAATCAATCTAGAAATAATTTAGAAAAATTTTATACTAAAGCAGGTTTTCCCTCAGAAGATATTAAGGAATTAAGTGAAGCTGTTGATATCGGAACAGATTCACGTTCTGCAATGATTGCGGTTGAAGCATATGACAAAGCGAGTCCTGCTGGAAAAATTAAAATGGAAAATAGAATAGGATGTAAACGTGGTTGTTTTATTAAAACAATAAATGAAGAACCAGAAAAACTTATTCGTTTATATCGAGGTGAAGAGCCCGCTAGAAAAACTGAATTATACAAAGCTACTAAAGGTACTCCTGGTATGTATGATGAGTCTTTAAAAGGCAGATTTTTTTTTGATAATCCAGCAGATGCAAGGTATTATGCACAACGTCAAGGAACTTTAACTGGTAATGTTAAATCAGTAGATGTTCCAGAAAAAATGGTTAACATTGGAAAAAAAATGGCAGATAGAAGAAGAGGACCGAATTATTCAAGCGAAGTAATTCTTCCTAAAAAATTTGTTGGTCAAGAAAAAATTAATATACCACAAACAGCTTTTGCAAGAGCGCAAGCAGTTACAGAGGGTGTTACTGATAAATTAAAATGGGATAACATCGTCGGTGCATTTACAACTAAAGATGGTGATATTGCAACACAAGCAGATATCAAAACATACGCTGCAGAAAACCCTATGGAGATTAAAGTTGGAGAAGAACCAGTAAAAGCTGCAACAAATAAAAGCGTACTTGCTAACGTTGGTAAAGCAATGGCAAGAATCGGCGCTCCATTACCGACTGCATTATTAGATTCATACTTTATAGGTCAACAAGTAAAAGAAGGCAAAGGCACAGCAGAGATTGCAAGCGATCCATTAAACTGGCTAGGACTTGCAACTATGGAGCCTTTAACAAAAATAAGTGGTGTAGCAACAGGAAGTGGTGCTTTAAACAAAGCATTGAGATTAGGATTGAATCCTGCTACAATTAGGGGTATAAGCAGGTTTGCGGGTTTACCGGGACTTGCGATAAGTACAGCTATGACTGCATATGACCAGTATCAAAAATACAAAGATGGAGAGGGATTCATTTTTAACCTGTTAAACCAAAAGGGAACCGAATAGATGGCCACAATAGATAAACCAATTCCAAACGTTTCAGAAACTGTAATTGAAGTTCCAAAGCAAGAAGAATTAGTTCAAGAACAAGAAGAGATTATTGAAAAGAAAAATCAACAAGGTAATGTAGAAGTTACAATGGATGAAGAGGGTGGTGCAGAGATTGCATTTGACCCTAGAGCTATTACAGAAGAAGGTGGTCAAGACCATTTTGAAAACTTAGCAGATTTTTTAGGAGAACAAGTTTTAGAACCATTAGGTTCTAAAATGGTAGACCAGTACAACGAATACAAAGAGTCCCGTGGTGACTGGGAAGATACCTATCGAAATGGACTCGAACTTTTAGGATTTAAATATGAAAGACGAACGGAACCTTTTAGAGGAGCTAGTGGTGTTAATCACCCGGTTCTTGCGGAAGCAGTTACGCAATTTCAAGCGCAGGCTTATAAAGAATTACTCCCGGCTGATGGACCAGTCAGAACTCAAATAATGGGGAACATAGATGTAGCTAAAGAAGAGCAAGCTAAACGTGTTAAAGATTTTATGAATTATCAAATTATGGATCAAATGAAAGAATATGAACCAGAGTTTGACCAAATGCTTTTTTACCTCCCTCTATCCGGTTCTACCTTTAAGAAAGTCTATTACGATTCTCTTTTAGGTAGAGCGGTTTCTAAATTTGTACCTGCAGATGATTTGATTGTACCATACTCTGCAAATAGTTTAGAGGATGCAGAGGCAGTAATACACACAATTAAAATTTCTGAAAACGAATTAAGAAAACAACAAGTTGTAGGATTTTATAGAGACATAGAATTAGGAACACCACCTGTCACAGAAAATCAATTAGAAGATAAAAAATTAGAGCTAGAAGGAATTTCTAAAGATGGCCAAGAAGATCAGTACACTTTGTATGAAGTACATACAAATTTAGATTTAGAAGGTTATGAAGATATGGGCGAAGATGGTGAACCTACAGGAATTAAACTTCCTTATGTTGTAACTGTAGCTGAAGCTGGTCAAAAAGTTTTATCAATTAGAAGAAACTACAATCCTCAAGATCCACTGAAGAAAAAAATAAATTACTTTGTGCAATTTAAATTTTTACCTGGAACA